ACAGTTGATGCCCCCAGCCGCAGTGAACGTAATGGCCAACGGCGCAGATACCATTGTGCGTCAACTCCGCTTCAACCAGAGACCCGCAGTCTTCACAAATCGCTCTTGGCATCATTGCCTCCTTTGTTCTCTGCGAGGATGGCGCGGGCGATGTCCATTGCTGATGCCATCTGCATCTCTGAGCAAAAACACCCATCATCAACGCAATCGGTTAAGTTTTTTAACGCCTCCACCACCTTCGCCAGTTTTGCTTCTAAGGCTTCGATGCGGTCGGCGGCGGCAATATCATCGTCCCACGTTGCACCCTCCCGCAGCCGTGCGATCAGTTCTTGGTCGTCAGTCATGCTCAATCTATCCATGTCTGCACCAGTAAAGCGTTTAGTTGGACAACCTGCCCCAGACTAGCCATGCGCCACCGCCCCCAGCCCCAACTACCGAGACCTTCTGGGCGAGACTTCCGGACCATGACCACGGGGAGCCACCCCCATTTGAGATGGATGCAGACTTGTTGCGCTTCGTGCGAGGGCTCACTCATGCTCGGCCCTCCTCGATCTGCGCCGCAAAGATCTTACGCCATTTGTAAATGCTCGGTCGCGATACGCGGTGCAGTTCTGCGGCGCGCTCGATCCCGAGCCGCTCGGCGTCACGGACCGCCGCGAGGCGAAGCTCGTCGGTGAGCCCGTAGTCTGGGTGCAGCCCGCTCATCTCCGACCCCGCGTCCAAGCCAGCCGCGAGATCTTGTTTGCCAGATCGTCGAGCTCGGCGACCGAAACGTCCCGATGGTCGAGCAGCGCAGTAAAAACCGCTGCGGTGAACCGCTTGGACGGCAAGCTCTGCGCGCCTTGAATTATCGCCCCAACCGCCTCGGATTGGACGTCCCGGATGACCATCCGATCCGGCGTCTTTCGCTTAAAAAAGAGTGACATTTTTCTTCTCCCAAAGTGTCTTGATCCGCGCCTTCAGCGCGTCGCGCCGAGCTGCCGGATAGGTTTCGATGAACTCCCGTCGAGCCGCGAGCGTCGCAAGCTCGATCGCATGAGCCGCTGCGCTTTCGATCTGAGCATCCCGGCACGCCCTGCCATATGCGTCCCGGGCCTTCTGCGTGGGGAGGTAGACCTCGCCCATCCCGATCGGATCTCCCTCGGCCCACGGCTTCACTTGCGCGGCTTCCGGGCAATATAGGCAAAGAGCTTCCCCGCCCTCCGCTGGTAGAGGATGCAGAGCTTCGCCTCGGCGGCTGCGGCCGCGTCGTGCTTGTGGCACCCGCCCGCATACTCGCCGAGGTGATAGACGATCTCGTCGCCCGGTTCTGCGTCCGCAAGGGCATGAACGAACATGCCCGTGCGCTGCTTTGTGATGTCGATCTGCGCCATCAGAACGGGATCTCGTCGTCAAGATCGTTGCGCGGGCCGGGTTTCGGCAGGTCGCCATAGGCGTCCTCTTGGCCCTTCGCTGCGCCGCCACCGCCACCTCCGGCGCTGTCGAGCATAATCATCTTGGCATCGAAGCCGCTAAGGACCACCTCGGTCGACCAGCGATCGTTGCCCTCCTTGTCCTGCCATTTGCGGGTCCGGATCGCGCCCTCGATATAGATCCGCTTTCCCTTCTCGAGATACTGCTCGACGACGCGGACGATCGGACCAAACACGACGACCGAGTGCCACTCCGTGCGCTCCTTCTCCTCGCCCGAGCCCTTGTCCTTCCACTTCTCCCCGGTCGCGAGCGAGAACGAAGCGATCTTGTCGCCGTTCTGCGTCGCTCTGATTTCGGGGTCTTTGCCCAGCCGCCCGATGAGCGTTGCGCGGTTTAGATCTGCCATTGCATCCTCCGTTGATTGCCCTCGCACAAAATCACAAATTTGCGAATTGTGCGAGGTGTTTTTTGCGTCTGCCGCAATTATTCCTGCGGCATCCTTTGCGGTGATAGGCCAGCCTCGGCCAAGATCTCGGCCGCGCGCTCTGCGGAGACCCTCTCGCGCGGGAGCTGCGGCTGCGAGAAGTCTCGGCCGGTGCGCCGGAGCTCGAGCATCTGGACGGCCGACGGAACGCCGTTCATTTCGACCCGGCATCGAGCGGCTATGTCGCCCTCGAGCGGCCGCTTTCGCCGATCGGGGTTGGCATCGCTTTTCCACCAGCGCACCGCCCGCTCGATCGCCCAGCGAGGGAAGCCGCCAAGCGCCTCGCGCCAATCCTCGGCTTCCATCTCGCGCACCGCCTGCGGCGTGTCCTTCTCGTAATAGGGCAGGAGAAGGGCTGCGACGCGGGCAAGGCACCAGATCGGATCCGTTGGCACGAGGAGCTTGCCGGAGACCCGCTCGACGTCAGCCTTGGCGGGGAGTTGATCGCGCGGCAACTGCGGCAAACGCCGCAGCCATTCCAGACCCTTGTCGATCTGCTCCTCGCTGAGCTCGCTGTTTGTCGTTGAAATACCAGTCCGGCTTGATTGATTGCCAACCGCGTTCTTCTGCGAGACCAAGTGCGTCATCCGTATCTCCACCGGCGTTGAATATTTCCTGAAGGTTTGCCGCGAGCCGCTTGGCTGCGGTGAGGGTCAGCGCCTTCGCCTTAGACCGCTTGCGATAGGCGATGAAGCTGGCGACGGCCTCGGGCGAAGCCCAGAGCGCGAGGATCCGCAAGATCTCGATCTGCTCGCCGGATCCCCCCTTGGGGGGTTGGGGGGGAGGTTCTATTCCAAGGTTAAGACTTCCAAGGTTACTGGCTGGCAAATCTTGCCATCCCCCCGTGGCATTTTTTGCCATCCCGGGTGGCAAATTTTGCCACCCCTCGTCGTGCTTGAAATGGAACGAAAAGCTGTTCGCTGTCTGCTGCCCGTCGTTCCGAAATGCGTTCTCGATCGAGATTAAACCCGCCTCTTCGAGCGCCGCGATCTGATCTTGCACCGATCGCTTCGACATCTCGCAGACCTCGGCGAGGCGCGCGAGGCTCGGGAAGCACCGGCCGGTCTCCCCGTTGTGGTGATCCGCCAGCCAATAAAGCACGATCTTCGCCGAGGGCTTGAGCCCTCGCTGCTTCATTGCCAGCGCCGTCATGTAGTGGCTCATGGCCTCTCCTTTCGTGTTGTGGAGACGCCACCCGCAATGCTATCTTGCGAGCAGCGCATCCGCCAATGCGCTTTGCCGAGACCAGCGGTTTCTCCCCCGCTGCGGCATTGGTGCGGGTCGAGCGCCTGCCAGAACGCTCCCCGCACCGATACTTTACCTTCGACGGCCGGTTGGTTCCAGCCTAGTTTTTGTCACCTCTCGGATTTCAAGACCCATCGCCCGCGCCACGGCCACCCGCACCTCATAGTCGCGCGTCGGCATCCCCTTGGCGTCCTCATAGATCTGCACGCCGTCCTCGATATAGGCGAAGTCGATTGTGAGCTTCATCTTGCGCCCGGTGCGCGTAAAGAGCGGGCGGAACTGGCCCAGGAGCTCGATCGCCACCTGCCGCCGGAGATCCGAGATCTCCCGGCCGCGCTCGAGGAGTTGGAGCTCGCACCATCGCTGGGCCTCGAGCTTGCTGTCGAAGGTGATGTCCCCGATCTGCGTCGGCTTCGCGCCATACTTATTCTTCGATCCTCGCCGGAAGACGCTGGGCACGATCTTCATCCCCAATCGTCCTCGCCGACGGATCCGTTCGTGATGACCGCGATATATTTCCGCGTCGGCCGCTCGGGCCGAACGGTGCCGGAGAGCCACCGGGAAAGATGGTCGCTGCGGACGCCGACGATCTTCGCGAAGTCCTGTTTTTTCAAGCCCATAGACCGGATGTGATCCGCGAGGGCGATGCGTGCGGGTCTGTTTTCCATGCCGCATCATATCGCGCCGTTTTTCTTGCGTCCATCGCAAGATTTCGCTTTCCAGAAGCCCAGAAGAAAGTTACAAGGAATACAGGAGAAACACGGAGAACCTCGATGTATAAGCTGACCCAGAACAACACGACCCGCGCCCTGCCCGAGACCGTTTCGAGCGTTGGCTTTAACCGCCTTGCAAAGCGCCGCCTTGGCGAGAGCATCGGCTTCGACAACGGCGGGGACATCGCGCTGGTGTTCGACGCCGACGGCCACACGCTCGCGGAATACACCTACGTCGAGCGGGTGTTCAGCACCGAAGCATACTTGAACGGGTGAGGCGCAAAATGACCCAATCAGAAATCAAAGCCGGAGACCTTACCTTTAAACATATTCGCGGCCAGCAGTGGCAGGTGATGTGGAATGGCCAGCACTTCGCGTATGTCAGCCACGACGCCGTCCTGCGGGCTTTGGCCGCAGCATGACCGTATCGGCCACATACCACGGGGAGGAGATCGAGGTCTCCTTCACCGCCGAGACCGAGCGCACCGACTACGGTGTGCCCGGCTCGCCCGTCTGGGACGAGATCGACCCGAGCACGATCCGGGTCTCCTCGATCGAGATCCTCGGCGTCGAGGTCAAGCACCTCGCGTATCTGCCGAAGGAATTACAAGACGCGATCCTCGGCCTCGCCGACGGGCTCGAGTGGGAATGAACGAAACCGGCGCACGAAGGGCAATAACGCCCGCGCCACTAACCGGAGGAACGATAATGCGGATTAGGGACATCATCGCGGACGCGATCGGAGCTGCGGCTCTCTTTGGGATTGGTTATGGCGCGCTCGTCATCGGGCACGGAATGGGGTGGTAAGATGAAGGGCATCGCAACAGCTCTCGCCAAGGCGCAGGCGAACATGGGCAAGGCCATAAAGGCCAACAAAAACGATCACTTCCGGAGCAAATACGCGGATCTCGGCAACGTCATGGACGCCTGCCTCCCGGCCCTTAACGAGGTCGGCATTGCGCTGATCCAGCCCACCGGCACAGACGAGCGCGGGAACTTCGTCGAAACCATCTTGATCCACGGCGAGAGCGGCGAGCAGCTCTCCTGCCGCGTTCCGCTGATCCTCGGCAAGAACGACATGCAGGGGTTTGGATCCGCCGTCACCTACGCGCGGCGATACGGGCTCATGGCAATGGCGGGGATCGCGCCCGAGGACGACGACGGCAACGCCGCTGCCGCCTCCGCGCCGAAGGGCAAGCCCGCTCCGAAGCCGCAGGAGAACCCGAACGAGGCGATCGAGCGCGCGGTCGAGTATCTCGGCGAAGCGAGCGGCCTCGAGGATCTCAAGGAACGCTGGGGTCGGATCCCGAAGCCGGTGCAGGCTGAGAACAAGGTCATCGCGGCCAAGGACAAGGCCAAGGAACGCCTAACCGAGATTAACGACGAGATCCCCTACTGAGGGGGTCTCGCAACCGCAACCGGAGGAACAGATGAGCACGATAGGCCACAACAACCCGCCCGACCCGATCGACACTGCGCTTGCGCCGTTTGGCGACGCGATCGAGGAGGCGCAGAACTGGCTCGACGGCGAGCCGATCGAGAACGAGGAGCAGCTCCGCGCGACGGACGAGCTCCTGAAAACGATCAAGACCGCGATCAAAGAACTCAACGCCGCCCGCGACGACGCGACGAAGCCGCTGCACGAAGCATGGAAGGCGGAGGTCGCGCGCTGGAAGCCGACGCAGGACGACCTCGAGCGGATCTCGAAAGGGATCGTCGCGGCGCAGGATCCGTTTAAGCGCGCCCTCGCTGCCAAAAAGGAGGCGGAGAAGCGCGCCGCGTGGGAAGCTGCCGAAAAGGCGCGAAAGGAGGCCGAGGAGGCGGCTTTCTCCGCGAAGGCGTCCGACATCGAGGCGCAGCGAGAAGCTGCGGAAAAGGCTGCTCTCGCGCAGCGCGCAGCCCAAGAAGCGAGCGCCAAGTCGAAGGACAAGGTCAAGGGGATGCGGACGGTCCAGAAATACGAGATCGAGGACCATCGCGCGGCCCTGCACTGGATCGCCCAGAACGACCGCGCGGCGATGACCGCCTTTATCGAGATGTATGTCGGGATGAACCACAAGACGGCCGAAATTGCCGGCGTGCGGAGATGGATCGAGAAGGAGGCGTTTTGATGGACCGCAAGAAGATCGTCGAGACCTTCGAGCGCATCGAGCGCGAGGGCGGAGGGCTTGCCAAGATGGAGGCAAGCCTGACCCTGAGCAAGACGGCGATCGAGCTCGATGTTCCACGTGAAACAGTGCGCTCGGTGATGATCGACCATTGGACTATGCAGGGAGGCGGTTGATGCCTTACCGGGTCCGCCTGACCGGCCTGCGCCAACGCGCTTATGCGCACCAGCTTATCGACGCAGCGCCGGACTATTCGACGGTCCAGATCATCGGCGGCGATCGAACCGCCGATCAGAACGCGAAGATGTGGGCGATGTTGACCGACGTCGCTCTCGCGCGGCCGGAAGGTCGCAAGTGGACGCCGGAGACTTGGAAGTCGGCGTTCATGCACTCCCTCGGGCATCAGGTGCAGTTTGCCGACGGCCTCGACGGAGCGGGTCCGTTCCCGCTTGGGTTCAGATCCTCGAAACTCTCGAAGGCGCAGATGAGCGACCTGATCGAGCTGATTTATGAATACGGATCCCGGCACGGGATCGAGTGGAGCGAAAAGGAGACGACATGAAACCGAAATTGACGGTGGTCCGGTGGCGGACCATCAAGAAGCTCGAGCAGTTCCAAGACCGGGTTTTCACGGCAGGGGAGGCGGACGTGCACGGCGCGTCGCTCTTTAGCCTCGAAGAGTGCGGCTGGATCGAGCGCGCGGACCCGCCCGAGGATCTGCCCTTTGCCGTGGCGACGCAAGGGCATCACTGGCGAGTAACTGAGACCGGCCGCGAGGTGATCGCGGTGTTGCCGAACGAACCCCCAAGGAGGAATTGAGATGTCAGACGCATACGAAGTGACCGCCGAGGAGCTTTTGCAGTTCATCGAGCGGATCGAGACCCAGAACGCGGCGATCGCGGCCGAGACCGAGGCGCGCAAGGAGATTTACTCCGAGGCGAAGGGCCGAGGATATTGCACCAAGACGATCCGCAAGATCGTGGCCCTGCGGAAGAAGCGCGCCGACGACATCGCCGAGGAGGAGGCGATCGAGACCATGTATCGCGCCGCCTTGGGGATGTCGTGATGCGGTGGCTCCTGATCCCGATCATGCGCCCGATCGCCAAACGCCGATTGGTCGAGCTTTACGCCGACCGGGACCGGATCCAGAAGGCGATCAATAGCGCGCGGAAGGGCCGGTCGAAGGTCTCGGATCTTTACGAGCTCGCGAAGCGGACCAACCGCGAGTGCCATCGCTGGGAGCGGTGGACGTGAACCTAACGGGCCGAGGGCCGCTCGGGCTCAAAAAGCCGAAGCCGGAACGAGGCACGGAGAAGGCGCGGGCACATCTTGCCCGCGTCAAGTCTTTTCCCTGCGTCATCTGCCGAAAGCCCGGACCATCGGACGCGCACCACGTCATCTGCGACCGATACGGACAACGGAAGGCGAGCGACTTCGAGACGATCCCGCTCTGTAAGGCGCACCATCAGGACGGGCCGGAGGCGATCCACAACGGCAAGGCATCGTGGGTCGAGAAGCACGGACCGGACCACGGCTTTCTGCCGTTGGTAGATGAGTGGCTTCGTGGTATGGATTAGACGCCCAGCGCGTGGTGGCTTTGTAACTCGCGCCGCGCGGCGAGGCTGGCCACCTCCCTGTTCCTCGTCGCGCACCGAGATCCGGCCCCCGGGGATAACCCCGAGGGCCTTCATCATCAGCCGATCAGCTTTGCCAGCGTCTTCGGGCCGACGACCCCGTCCGGTGTCAGACCGTTCGCAGCCTGCCACGCCTTCACCGCGCGCTCGGTGCCGGGACCGAAGTCGCCGTCCGCTGCGATCCCGAGCGCCTTCTGCACGCGCTGGACATCCTCGCCCTTCGAGCCGACGCGCAGAGAGCCCCCAGAGCTCGCCGCAGCCGCAGGAGCTGCCGCGACCGGCGCGGATCCGGTCAAGACCGCCATCGCCTTCGCATAGCGCGCTTGGCGGTCTGCGAGCCCTATGTCGCCCCCGTTGATGATCTTCGTGAGCTTCACGACGTCGCCGGTGTCGGCCACCGCGTTGAGGTTCCTCGAGCCCCAGAACCAGAGCGCGCTCTCGAGCGCCCCCTTCTTGGTGAGGAGATACTCCGCAGCCTCCTCGGCGGTGAGCCCCACGGTCTTTCCGAACGCAGCGTGATTTGCTCGGCCCGTGACTTGCTTGAGACCTTTGCCTCTCATGGCGAAACCGTCATTTTCAAAAATATTGCCAAGGGCTCCGGCGGCGCTGCGGTTCTTGTCCATGTAGACGTAGTTTGCGAGCTTCTGCGGGTTCCGGGCATACTCTGCCGGGTTCGCTTTTCCGGGTCCAAAATAGCGCGGGAAGACGCGCAGGAGGGTCTCCTCCTTGTAGGAGAGCCCCTCCTCGAGCACCCGGAAATCCGAGCTCTCGTGCGCGCACTGAGTGGTAAACGCGGCGATCCTCTTCGGCGTCGTGATGTCGTATTTAGGAAGCATCTCGTTCAGCGCGTCGCACCACGCGCCGACCTCTTTGTTCGTCGGGATTATTGCGGCCAGTTGGGCCTCGGTGAGAAGGGTCATCTCTTAGCTCCTTAGTTGCACCACGAGGTCTTAGCCTCGCCTTTGTAAGGGCGGGCGAGACCCGCCTCGATCAGCATGTCCGAGAGGCTGTGCCCGTCGAGGAGCACATGGCCCAGCACGCGGCCACCATACTTGTCCCAAGACTTGATCTCGATCTCGACGCTCTGCGCCGTGGCGACCTTGCCCTTCGTGAACGCGCTCGCCTCGGCCGCTTTCTTGGCCTCGGCCTCGCACTGGGCGCGCGGTGCCTTCTCCGGCGTGTCGATCCCGAGGACGCGGATCGAGAGCTTCGGCGGGAGCGGATCCGGGAGGAACCCGACCGCGATCTCGACGGTGTCGCCGTCGATCACGCGCTGGATCTTGTATTGCTCCGCAGCCACCGGAGCGGCGAGGACGGCGAGGACGCCTGCGATCCGGAGCATCATTTCTTGAGCACCTTCCCGAGCTTCCCGAGCACCCCCAAAGGGGGACCGACGACCGCCGTCTTGAGCGCGTCCTCGACCTGATCCGGGAGGTCGACCTTATCGAGGACGGCGTCGATCGCCTTCTCTTTCACCTTGCGCCCGACGAGCGCGCCGACCAGCTTGAGCCCGATCATTCTGTGAACTCCTGTCTTGGCGGCTCGTCATCGTTGCCGCCTTTGCTTCGGTTATTGCCTGCGGCCATCACGCCGCCCAGCGCCCCCACGATGAACGACGCAAGTGGGGTGAGGAGCTCAAAGAACTTTTGGTCGTTCGGCGAGACCTCGAGCGGCTGCGTGATGAACACGAGAGAGTAAAGCACGGCAAAGATCGTGCCCCCGAGGATCACGACCAGCGCGCAGCCGATGAAATAGCGCAAGCGCGCCTCGAGCATCTCCGGGTCGTTCTTATTGCGTGACATAGCTTGCGCCTCCTGTGAGATCGGACGGACACGTCCGGGTTGCCGAGCAGATCGGCGGTTTGCATTGCAGCGTTTCGACGTTAGCCGGATCCATGCACGGGTAGCGGTAGAAGCCGTCCCCCGAGAGGTAGAAGATCCCGGCGAGCGCGCCGATGAAGCCTATCCAGACCAGTTTCTCGATCATCGCATGGGGTTCCTTACCAAGTCATCCATTGCCTTCCAGAGATCCTCGATCTCCGCGTCGTATTTCTCGAGCTTGCCCGCGAGCCCGCTCGTGACCGCGTCCGACTTCTCGACCATCGAGCGGAGCTCGAGGAGCTCCTTCTGCGTCTCGAGGATCGTCGACATCTGCGTGCTGATCGCGGAGAGCTTCGGCGCGAGCCCGCGCACGTCGTTGTCCTGTATCGCCTGCTCGAGGGTCTGAACGCGGCTCTCGACGCCCAGCACGCCCTCCACGCTCTCCTCGACGGCCCAGAACCGGTTGACCGTGTCATAACCGACATATACCGCGCCGCTGATCCCCGAGAGCGCGGGAAGGGCTGCGGCGAGCCACCAGCCCTTGACGTCGATCCCTGCTATCCGCAGGCCGTTGGCTTCGGGCTCCTCGGTCAAGATCCGTAGCCTGCCGAGTAGACTTCCTCGAGGGTCACGAGGTTCGCTCCGAGGAGCCCGGTAAGCCCGATCCCGAAGGCGTCCGCTCCAGAGATGTTCATGATGTCTGCCGTCGCGCTGTAGGCCACCGTCGCGCCGTAGAGGCTCGCGCCGCTGGTCGAGGCGTAAGCGTCGAGCGTGCCGGTCATCGTGGTGTTCCGCGACGCAGCGAGGAAGGCGCCCGCATCCCGGGCATAGGTCTGCACCGCGCCGAGCGCGCTGTTATAGCTCGAGACGTCGGCCGAGCTGATCGTCATGTCGGTGTTCTCGAGCGCGGCTTGCACGACGAGCTGCTCCTGCACGGTGTCGGCGTTCGCGGCCATATTGGCGATCGCTTGGACCTCCATCAGGACGGCGGTCGCTGCCACGAGATCGTCGACGGCGAGATCGAGGTTCGCCATCGCGACCTCGTGCTGATCCTCGAAGAGCATCTCGGCGTTGTAATAGGTCGCATCGAGCACGTCGTCGATCGCGCCGTTGTAGGCTGTCACCATCTGCGCGGAGATCGCGGCGTCCTGCATCACGCCTGCCGCGATGATGTCGCCCTGTCCGGCGCTGTAGACCGCGCCGACCGTGAGATCCTGCGAGGCGGCGAGCTGGTCAAGGATTGCCTGCGCCGACCCCTGAAGGTTCTGCATCGTCTGCTCGGCGTGAACGGCGGAAGCGTTCAGAAACAAGAGGACCGCTGCTTTCTTGAGGTAGGACATCCGGGAGCTCCTCGCCCATCATCAGAAAAGCGTCCCAGAAGCCCGGGTCGCGCGCATACCCTACCACATAAATCGAGGGCTGGGAACGCATCGCCATGTAGGCGTCGCGCCCGGTGAGGAGCTTGCCCGTCTCGATCGAGTAGATCGGGCAAGGCGTGCTCGCGAGCGCCATCGCCCGAAAGACCTCCGGGCTGCTGCACATGACCGAGATCCCGGAGACCTGTAGACCGAGCCCGCCGGTCTCCTGCGGCGTCCCAAGCAGGCGGGCATCTTTCCGGCGTCCGCATTCCGGATCTTGCTCCATGCGCCCCTCGGCGCGCCCGAAGATCGAGATCTGAAACGCCTGTTGCACCGGGATCAAGCAGCTATCGTTGCCGCCTCCGCCCATGACAGTCGGCGCGGCTGCGGTAGGGACCGGCGTCGAGAAGGGCGCGCTCCCCGCGCCGTTATAGTTCGTCGTGCTCTCGGCGGTGTTATTGTTCGACCCGATCGTCGAGTTCGTGTTGCCGCTGTTGGTGTTGAGGTCGCCGGTGACCTGCGCCCCGGAGCTCGTCGCCATCAGTAGACCGAGCAGAGCGCCCCCATGACGTCGCGCGTATCGCCGGAGCAGAGGAGCTCGTTCGCCGCGTCCTCGTGCGCCATGTAGTAGAGCGTCTCCGCGTTCTGCCGGATCTCGCATTGCGCGTCCCCCTTCGGGCAAGCGGTGGTGTAGGCCACCGAGGAGACGGTGACGGGTCCGCATCCCGCGACCAATAGAACCAGCGCCAGCCTCATTTTACCATCTCCCCAAATAGCGGCCCCAGAAATAGAGCGCGATGCCAGATATGACCATCACCGCCAAGATGACGCCCGTCCAGAGGAGGAACTCGAGGATCCCCTCGATCAGCTCCCGGCGGCGATAGACCTGCTCGCGCTGCTTCTCCCGGACGCGACGCTCGATGTCTGTGAACTGTTGCCACGCGTCGTTCCCATAGCTGTAGGTGATGAGCTGCTTGAGCTCCCGCCTTTGCTGCTCGCATTGCTTCTGGGCGGCGAAGATGTCGATCGCGCTTTGCTGGGATGTGCTCCCGAATAGGGTCTTGAAGACCCCGGGCGGCTCGTTGGCGCGCTCTGCCGCATAGGCAATATCCGAGACCGCCTTGCCCCATTCGGAGAGCTGGGAAGCCATGTCTTGGATCTCGCGCCCGGCGGCGATGCCCTGCTTGAGCATCGAGAAGGCTTTGCTTCCGATACTGAGGGCGATGCCTATGGACGCGGGATCGAACATTGACGAGCTCCAGACGGGAGGACTATTTGACCAGCCCTTGCAGAAGGCGATCGAGCTTGCGGTCGAGGTTGTCGATCCGGGCGATCAGCATGTTGACGCTCGCCTGAACGTCGGTCTTGGTCACATAGTCCCGCGCCGTCTCCTCGCGGGTCTTGTTGAGGAGGATCGAGATCCGCTTCATCTCGTCGGCGTAACCCTTGACGAGCCACCCGACCGCGCCGATCGCGGCCGAGAGCACGAGGTTCCAGATCATCTCTTCCGTCATGGGGTCACCACGGCAAGCCGTTGAGGGTCACCGGGTTCTTCTGAGCTTCGATCTGGTCCTCGAGAGACGCCTCTGCGGCGTCCTTGTCCACGGATCCCCAGACCCACCCCAGAACGTCGTCCTCGGTCAAGGTCTCGTAAGGCTGGAAGCCCGGCGCGGTGGCGTCCGGCGTGAAACTTGCGGTGCCATAGGCCGAGGCGGAATGATCCCCGTCCTCGGCGGTCACGCGCCAGTGAGCCACGGTCACGCCGCCGTCGACGGCGTTCCGGTCCAGTTGGCCGATGCTCCAAGTGATCGTCGTCATTCCTCTGTCTCCTTAAAAGCCGTCAAGGCGCGCGGAATATCAGCTAGGCCCCGGGCGAGGTCGGCCATGTCACCGAATGAGGGAAGCCCGACTGCGCGGTGATGTCGAGCAGTTCGCGCCGGTAGGTGGCCCACGCGGTTTGCTGTTCTGCGCTTAGATCGGCCCAGCGAAGCGGGTTCGTGACGACGGGGTCGACCTGTGTCGCCAAAAGGTATTCCCTTTGCGCTCGCACGGCTGCTCCTGCGGCTGCGTCAAGCTCCGCCTGCGTCGGCGGAACATAGGCTGCGGTGGTCGGGTCCGCATCCATCTCGGCGTGAAGCGCGGCCACGTCGAGCTGCGCGCCGGTGTCGTCGGGATCGCAGGTGAACGGGATCCACCCAAGGGTCTCGTGCTCGATCTCGCAGTCGATCCAGCCGTTTGCGAGGCGTTTTGCGTTGCGGTAGTTCATGTTAGGAAATCCTCAAGAAAACGGTAGAACCTTGTCTTTGCGCCCCCGCGCCGCCGGAGCTGCTAATATTCTGCAAGTAACCCATGTTTCGCCACGTTCCAGACGGGGTTCCACTTGAAGGTATGACCGGGGATGAGCCTGAGGTAGTTGCGCTGGCACCAGCATAACGAAGGTTCGACCCGGCAAAAGTGTTACCGGCGGTATAGTCGGTATCGGTGTCGAGAGCCAAAACAAGGAACGCGTAGCTTCCGACATCACCCGCCGCCAAGCCAGCCGTGGCCGTGCCGACTTGAGCAGTGGTCGGAGCTGCGGGGGTCGCCCAGCTCGGAGCAGCGCCGGAGCCGCCAGAGGTCAGCACTTGGCCCGACGTGCCGTAGTTTGCCCCGCCGATGCCGATCTGGCCTGCAGATGCGATGCGAAGACGTTCTGTGACATCTGAACTCGCATTTGCGCGTGTACCAAGCGTCAGCGCAGAAGCACCATCGCCTGTGTGAACGGCACTAATAGAAGTTGCTGCAACGTTTGCTGATCCTAGAGCGTCAAGCCGCAAGGTCGCAGCCGTCGCGTTGGTGCTGGAGTCATTGCGAATGTACGCAATCGCTCCGCTCGTAAGTGTGTTGCTGGAACTATAGACGGTATTTATGGTGTTGTGCGCTTGGAGCCTTGCCGAAGCCGAACTCGTCCCGATCCCCACGTTCCCGCTCGCATCCAGCGTCATAGCCTGCGTGAAGGTGATAGCGTTGCCTGCGGTGCCGGAGGGGGCAGTGAGCCACTGATGCTGAGCATTGCTGTCTAAATAGTATTGGGAGGCGGGTGAAGAACTGATGTATTTCCACCCAGCACCGTCAAAAAATGCGTTGTTGGAAAACAGCGCCTGATTGCTTTGCCCCGCGATTGAAGCGTTTGAAACTTGGGCCACTTTAACAGCACTGC